TTTTCAGCAGTACCAGACCCTGTACCCAGTGTATCAGCAGAAACATCAGTTACTCTATCTGCGTTACCTCCGCCAGCATCAATTAATATAGTCGGGTCAGCAATACTAGGTACAGTGTTGCCGTTGTCCATATTGTCTCTGCCCAATGCAAATCTTCCTCTTAAATCTGGAAGTGCAAAAGTGGCACTGCCAATAAGCAAAGATGTGGCTTTGAAGGTATAGCCTATAACTGCAAAAAGTTCAGGATAATCACCGATTCTAATTTCACTACCGTCACAGAACAAATAGCCCAACGGGGGTGCTGAACCACCAAAGCCCATAATTGTTCCAATTGGCATAGTTGCTACGCCTTGCAACAGTGTTGTCTTGGTGAGTTTTCTTAATCCTGTACCGGGTCGATTAATTAAAATTTCATCATTAAGTTGACTAGTAAGTGTTTCTGTTCGATTAGTTAAAAAATCTTGACTGATAGTAGTGGTAAAAGTTGCAAACCCTGCAGTACTTTGTCCATCAAAACTTACAGTGTTGCTGGAAACTTCGCCAGCAAGTTGAAAAACAGTAGGTGAACTTAATTTACTAGCAGATCCTGTAACATTACCAGTAACACTGCCTGTTAAATTGCCAACAAATTCTTGTGATAAAATTTGATCAGCATATATCCTACGCCATGCTTTGCCGCCAGTCAGCGGTTCTGTTCCTAAATCATAAGTTCCGTCGGCGTCTGGAATCACATGATATGTAGTCGACGTGCCAGTGACTGCAAAATTACCACCTACTCTTAAATTTTTAGTTATGGCTGCGCCGCCTGCAGTCTTAATACTGCCCGTGACTAAACTAGTAGAATCAGTAGTTCCTGCAACAATTAAACTGTCACTGATTCTGATGTTACCAGTAACGTCTAACGCTTCAGCAGGTGCTGTATTGTTAATACCAACAGCCCGTGTGCTGTCGATACGCAGCACTGTAGAAGTTACTCCGTTATTGACTGTTTTAAAATCAAATGCTGATCCGTTGGCCTTGTTGTTAAATGTAGGGATATTACTGTCAATGGTGATACTTAATTCACCTGAACTACCAACAGTAAGTCCACTGGGGTTTCGAACGTTGAACTGAAAATTTGTTGTACTTGCTGTGTCGCCACGTAAAAAACTAGAAGCCGATACTGCATTTCCACCAATTACTAAAGAATCAGCCTTTTCACTAGTGCCCCAAAACTTGTTTGGTAAACTGTTACTGTTAAAATCTTTACTAGATAGATTAAATCCTTGTCTAATTTCACTAAATCCAGAAATTGTAGATTTTGGAATAAATGCATCTTTACTGATAATGCCGACTTTTTCGTCGCCAACAAACAAATTCAATACACTGTGAGTAATGTTACTTGCATCAACAACACTTTCAACTTCGGCACCAGTTCTTAATCCACTGCTAAACTGTGGTCCAACCAATACCCAGTTACTGCCGGTGAACAAATAAAGTTGTTGATTATCAGTATCCGCCCACAAATCACCTAGATTGCTGTTGGCCACTGCAGGAGCAGTGTTAGATTTTTTAATACTACCAGCAGGAGCCCAAGTTGTGCCGTCATATACCTTTAATTGATTTACCCCAGCACTGTTATCATACCATAACTGTCCTTCAACAGGATTAGTGGGTGCAGAAGTTTTGGCAAAATTTTCTAAAAGATGTAAAAAATTCTCAGCAATAATTTGTGCATAGCCAACATAATTTTTTCCCACAAAAGTTACAGGTAATTGTTGGTTAAGAGTTTGATCCTCAACTGTTATATCTGGTTTTTGAGGATTACCTGTTTCAGTATATTTGATAGTGTATGACATTATGCTACCTCACTCAGACCGGTTAAACTTTGAATACGCACAGTATAGTCAATTTGAATAAGTCGGTTTAATGATTTTTGCACAGGATGAAAAATTACATGCGTCAATAACTTACTTTGACCCGTGGCGCTGTATGATTTCAGCCCTAGTTCGTCAAAAACAAAGGCACTGTCAGTGTTACTACTAGTATCAATGGCATCTTGGCCGCTAGGTTCGCCGTAATCTAATAGACAAGTGATAAACACATCCGTGTAGTTAGTACCAGTTACATGTCGTGTTTCAATTTTATTTCGTGTAGGATCAACATTGGCCACGGCTCTGTCGTCAATTACTTTGGTATAAGTTTGATTGTACAATGCTGCATTGGTGCCAACACTGTTGGGAGTCAAATAGGTAATTATACCGGTAGGATCAACGGCTGTGCCGCCGTTACCAAAGGCCATTTCGTAAATGAATCCCTGACCTGAATTGCCAATGCTATCTGCTAATGCTACACTCATATTCTCATAATGAATGGCATTGCGTTTATTAATGGCAATTTCACCAGATTCGGGGTACCATATCTTGATGTGTCCCTCGATGTTTAATCCTGAAAAATCTCTGCTAAACATAATTTGCTCTCATATTAATGTATTTATAGTGGCCAAACACCGGGCGCTGACTTTATAAAATTAGCGATATTGTTGGTGCTATCCACTAAACTGGTGTCAAGATCACTCCACATTTTTCCAATCTTTTTCACAACTACAATCTTGGTATCATCGGGCGGAGTTGTTGTGAGTCTTACTGTAGAAGTTTCACCGTCAACACTGAATTCTGATTCATATTGTACATCGCCTTCGGGACTTTCTAAATGCACCGTGATATCATGCAGTTTATAAGGAACTTTCTTCAAGCGATATCCAGCCACAAAAACTTCAATTTGATCACATTGACCAAAATTTGACGGAATAGTGTTTCTATACCAAGGAGTATATACAGTACTGCCGTCATCAATAGTTGCCGGTGTTGCCTCTGGAACAAAGTTAGTGTGCAGTACATTACTGCTGTCAGTTGAAACAAAAGTTTCTATTACTAGTTCGTCCTTGTACGGAATAGTTTCTGAAATACCAATATTGATAATATCTGTACCAGAACGATGCACAGTAGGTACACCTGTACCTAATGTACCTCTTCGCAATCTACTTAACACGTTGCCAGTTTTAGCAAAATATTCGATACGTTCACCGTTGATATACACAATACCTGGTAAATTTCCTTCAGGATTAGGATCGTCTAGTACACTAGCGTTGTCAACTGTTATGCCTATGTCTGTTTGATTTAGATCATTTACAATAAACGTTTGCTTATTTTTATTCAATCGTTTGTAGTGTGTTCTATTCAGCATGTCTTTGAACTGCATATAAGAGTATTGTTCTGTTACAGCAGTTGGATTATATCCTATCACTGACAATTTGTCATTAGGTAATACATCTTTAACTTCTATTGTTCTGCGATCTGCTAACAATTTCCAGTCAACGCTGTGTGTTAACAAATTACCATTTTTAATTACCCAAACAAAATCATCAGACACAGTTGTCCTGTCTAAAACAAATAGTCCTCTTTCTTTATTTCTAAAAGTAAAATAATCAACTGTACCTGCAGTCAAACTGATTGCCGATGTAATAGTATCCGACTTACGTTGAATATCCATAACGTCGTGATTGTAAAAACTAACAATTTCAAATTCAGTTCCCGCTGGCCATACTGTGTTGACAAATTGAATAGTGCTGGCAGTCATTTTGTATTCTGCATCAGTATCAACTACTACAATTAATTTTCCGTTGTCAATATATTTACTACTGGTCAACACAACACTCACTGTGCCAAAATCAAAAATGTATTCACTACCAACAATCAATTGTACTCCATTTAGATATACTTTTAAATTAATTGGGGCAAAAGAATACGGTGCAAATTTATGCTGTGGTAACGAATAAATTAAATTGTTGTTAGTCAGTGTAAAATATTCAGCACTAGATGATCGTAAAATTGTTTGTCCAGTACGTACTATAACATTATTTTCATATATGTCATTGAATCCCACAACGTTTGTTAAAGAATATACAGTTGTAGATCCGTCTGTAACAATAGTTTCAGATTTAACTACGCTTGTTTTTTGTAATTCTGTAGAGTCATCACTAAAAAATTGTCGCTGAATTAGATAATTTACAATACTGCCAGATGGTGGTGGTGAAACAAATCTTATTCCAACTCGATAAGCACTTTGGTATGTGATATCAGTTTGAAATAAATCATAGTTTAATAAATCGCCGTTGACCAATACTATAGATGTAGCGCCAGCAATCCAACTAGTATTGGTAATAAATTCCATTGTACTACCATCTCCTACAAAATAATCAAGATCTAAAATGCCTTCGCCATTGAATGAGAAACTAGATACGGCTACATCTGAATCCAGTACAGGAGGTACAGTAAACACTACATTTGAATTTTGCCAATCAACAGTATAATCAATGCTTTGTTCTTTGACGATGCCGTTGACTAATACTGTAATTGCCTGTTTAGAATTAGCATATTGTTTTAAACTAAAGTTTACATTAGTGCCATTGCCTTTGTAGTTGTTCCATTTAATTTTGGCACTGCCATCTCTGCTCATTGCATAAACTTTGATAGCCACTGCATCTAAAATTTGTCCAGGGACTAATTCTTCAGGACCATGGCTGGTATCAGGAGTAACAAAATTATCACCATCTAATATAATATCATCAGGTGCAATACCAGTAGCGGTAGTGTACGCTAAGTTTCCGCCTTGTAAAATAGTATCATATTCATTTTCATTAGGTAAGAAACTGCCGTCGCTTGTGCTCTTACGGAAAATAATCTTGTCCCCATCGTTGATGTTTAATGGATACGGATCTGTTAGATTAGGTAAATCTATAACATTTGTTATTCCGTCTCCAATAAAGGTAGACATTACTACCCAATCTTGTGCTAATTTTCTACCGTTGGGTTGAATAGTTGAGCCATCATATAGATCAAAATATGGATCATCTATACGTAAACCATTTACATAGATGTTGATTTCTTGACCCAGTGTTGGGGTGTAAGGCAGAGTGAATACATAGGTGCTGTCGCCAACGGTTACTATATAATCATCAAAAGCAGCATCAAAGCCGTCCCACTGATCAGAAAACCAAGGCAGTGCATCCCATCCTGCACCGGCACCAAATCCTAAACCAGTAACATTGACGCCGCCGTAATCAACACCTACTAAAAGTTGTCCAAGGTCGTTGCCTAACTGTCCTGTTGTAGGATTGTAAAAGAAATTAATTCTATCTGCCGCAGATAATAATGTAACATCTTTATAATAATTTACTGAAACTGTTTCTCCAATGGCTGGGGCTTCATCCAAAGTAAGAACACTGTAATATGCAGTATATCCTCTAGTCACTGAAGATTTTTTAGTTATTGTATAATTTTCTCTCAGAATTTCTTGGCCTGCTACAGTTATTGTAGATTTACCAACTTTAACATCAGCGGGCCACTTTAATATAAACTGTTTTAAACTTCCAGATCCAGTAAATGTTTCAGTTTCTGTAAGTTCGGTGATATAATAATTTTTACTAGTTCTGTCAAACTTTACAGACACATGCATAGATCGTACAACTTCACTTTCTATAATAGCAACTGCTTGTGCAGCAACTCCGTTTTCAGCAAGGCCGCCATCTAATATCACTGTAGGCGCTGACAAGTAACCTGTACCAGGATTAATAATTTTAATTCTGTTTACTTTTCCGTTGGCAATAAATGCTGATGCAACTGCTCCAGTGCCGTTACCAGAAATTCTTACCACAGGTGGAATAACATAGCCGCTGCCACCGTTGACAATTTCTATAGATTTAATTTTAAATCCAACATTGTCGTACCAGTTTTTCCAAGGATATTCTAACACTTGAGAACTGTTATAAATTACAGTGTTATCAATATATCTAACATTTATTGGTTCAATTTTTCCTTCGCTGTTATATACTTGAGGCAAATCAAAATCTGAAATCATTGACGGTGCACCATCTACTTTACTGTATGCACTGATATATTCTCGAACTTTGGTTCTGTAAGGTTTAACTTCGTTAATATAATCTTCATAATTTTCAAGATTATCATTGTTGTAGTTTACTTTTTGCTTTAGTTCTCCAGCATTGTGTGTTGCTTTAATAAAACTAGTTTTCATTAGCCAGTCAAGATACGACTGTTCACTGAGTGCATATCTAAACCCAACAAATAATAAATCTAACCAGTATTGTCTATAGTTGTCAACGAATATCTTGTTCTTTAAAGTTTCTAAAATAATGCGTAATTCGATTGTGGCTGAATTGTCATAACTGTTATTGTCATATAATCCTCCATCGAAAGTCAGTAGACTGTTTGTTAGTTTATAAAGACTAGAACTAAATTCTATTGTGCCGCGTTGACGACCAATAACTTTATAACTCTGAGTATAATCTTGACTGTTTACCTGTGCATATTTTTCTAACAATAGCCAGCCACCAGTCCCAACGTTGAAAACTTTGACAGTCTCACCTATGTTTGACTGTATCAATGGAATTTGATAAGTGTAATTTACACTGTAATCTATTTGAGTAAACTGATTGTATCCTTCAGCAAACCAATCAATATAATTCCAGAAATTAGTTACATCGTAACTTTGACTTTTTACACGACTCCAAGTTAGAGATCCAGTGTCATAAGCATATACACTCCATCTGTTTAGTGCTTGACTATCTGACGTAACCAACACACTGTAAGGTCGCACTGACAGTGTAGTAGATGCCGTATAACCTATGCCACTGTTCAACACAGTCACTCCTGTTATTCTACCTTGTGCATCCAATGTAGTTTTTAACGAAGCATCTATACCCTTGCCTGAAATTTTTACATACGGGGCATTAGTATATCCAATTCCAGAATCTATCACTGTGGCACCTATAATTTTTCCGTCAACAATGATAGGCGTCAGTCTAGCAGACCGTAATCCGTTTGTAGATATAAATCTAATTTCTGCATCAGTGTCTAATACTCTGTCGTATACTCCTCTGGATGCTGCAGGAATATTTTCTGCTTGTTGTAAATCTGTTAGATCAAAATCATCAACCACTAATAAATTCTGTAGTATGCTGTTGGTACGTTCAATAACTTGTTTTAATGCTTCGTATCTATAGACAAACATACTTTGTCTTGGTCTAAATTCAATTCCATATTTTTTCTTAACTGGTAAATTGATATCTGGCACAAGTCTATCATTTTTGTCTTTTCCGACAAGACTGTCAATCCATTTATTTTCAATAGCAGCCGGCACAATGCAGTCTGCATCTTGTCGTATTAACTTCCACTGACTGTGAATGTTTACAGTATCATTGGGTACTAGCCAATACTGTACATTTAATTTAACACTGTCTGCAGACAACAGATTTTTGCAATTAAACAAATGAATACTATTTGCCGAACCGAATGCTACAAATTTGTAATTTTGAGATTTTGGATCAGAGATCAATCGACTTACGGCTAATGCAGAAAGTGTTCGACCCTCTATATTTGCAGGAATAGTAGTTTTGTTTTTTACCCAAAAGTAATAACTGGTTTTGAAATTTTTAGTTTGCGTGTCATATCTACGCTTTGTGCTGACAATGTTATCACCATATCTGGCTTGGCCACTAATTCCTTGCGCCAATCCTTCTTCAGTATCTGCAAGTTCATTCCATCGCGAAGGAGTAAATTTACTTTTTACCCATTCAAACACATCTATGCTGGCAGTTTCATACAGCGTGTTCCAGGTGGTATTTCTATATGCAACATCACTGTCGTAATGATCTAGAAACTTTGCACGAGTCAGATCCCACCACAATGTGCCTACAAATTTATCAGTCCAATTGGCGCCATCATCTACTATTACACTGTCAATACCTGTGCTGTAAGTTGCAGGATCGTAATATGTTTTGTACTTTATTTCTTGATCTGCAACTCCTGCAATTTTTCCCCTAATAGGATCAATAGTATCAATATAACTGATTAATTGATTAGTATCAGCATTATAAAAATATAACTTTTTAATCTTATCAATGTCAACATAGTCCGCTTGCTGATGCAGAATAGACCAACTGTAACTAGTACCTGGACGATTATACAACCATATTGCACCGGCAGACGGTAAATTATTATAAGTTGCTAACGGCGCAGACACTAGAACATTGTATCTTGATGTTTCTATTACAGAACCATATCCATCATCTTGTATTTCTAGATAAGTTTTTAAACTTTCACCATATACATAGTTGTTTAGATATTTGTCATAGATATCAACCCGGCCACTGTCAACGAATGTGTCTGTCAGCGACATGTTGTTTCCGTCGAACGTAGTTGGTGTGGCCAAACTGATATCAAACGTAATTGTTATTGAACTGTCGCCACGTTTGGCAAAAATTGCTAGAGATTTGTCGTCATCAAAAAATCTCACCGTGCTGCCAAATTGCTCAGCAACTTCTGCATATTTCTTTTTAATAATTTGTAAATCGTCAAATCTATTTAAAGTATTGTTGTAATTAAAAACAAACACCGCACCCTGATCTGATGTTTGATCATCATACAATATTGATCCCACTGCCAGTGTACTGCCAGATCGGGTTAATGAAACACTTTCGCCAAATCGGCACTGTTGGTCTATGTTGAAATCTCTACTGCTGAGAGTATCAATCAATTGAAAAGTGTCTTGGGTATAGGTGTACACAAACACTTTACCCTTGTCAATTGCTGTTAAGTCTAAAGGTGTCCATTTATCATAATTGAAATTTCCAGCATTAAAAATTTTAGTAGAATCTTCTATTGCTGTGCTGTCACCTTCTTCACCATAAGGGCCTGTAAATTGCCAGTATTGACCATTATAAATTACTATTTCGCCAATAAAGTAGGCCATGTCACTACGGTATGGACCTTTGTATCCGTCGTAATTGAGATTGTCACTGTGTGGGGCCGACGCAACCAACATTGATCCGTCTGTTGATAGATCAAACTCATAACCAAATTTGTCGCCGGCAAACACAGACTCTACATTTTCTGATTGTAGTAAAGTTGTACTGCCATCGTTTATTACTTGTTCATCTATATCCAGTGTTGTTATCAATTTAGGAACAAAACATTGTATATTTGTGTTGTCTATTTCTTGCCATAAACTAGGATTGTTTTCAAAAGGATCTGTTGGCACTTGTGCAATTGCTTGGTATATCTTGAAATCATAATACACAATGTCACCGACATTATATTCAAATCCTGGATTATGATAACCACGATATGCTCTGTTGTAATCCATGTGCCACTCAAAGCCGCTGTCTACAGATACATCGCCGTATCTAAAGAAATACAAGCGACCTTGATTGGCGTTGGTACCGGGGCTGCTAATTACCGCTAGATATTCACCATTGTTTTCTGTGATTTTTATTTTTGATCCAAACAATTCACTTTGTGCAGGGTACGGACTTACAATAGAGTGATTTAAAATGTAATTTCCAGTATCGTCTCGTTGGTAGATATACACCATACCCTGATTGGTCAATCCGCTGCCAGTGCCCGACAACTCAGCCTCAATTAATCTTGCTGGCTCCCAGTCGTCAAGAAATTCAGTAATAACAGCACTGTCTGCACCTAAATTATACATTGCTCGCCAATGCGATAATCCGCTTTGTACTATTGCACCTTGTGGATAACTTTGTGGAAATTGAAGATTACCAACAAACTTTGTTTTAACATCCGTAGCAGTAGGTGCACCTACGAACAACCATCTAGCATCTTTACTTAAAGTCACAGATGCTCCAAATCTATTACCTGCTGCAGATAGATTTTGCAGTTGTTGAATTGTTTGTTTTTGTACCCAATTACCTTCAGGACTTTTTGCAAAAATAAACACAGATTGTAATGCAGTCGAAACTGCCATAGTATTTGCAGCGTCATCGATAGAAAAACTTGTTCCAAATTTTTGCTGTGCAACAGGCAAACCCTGATCCATTTGGTCTATTGAGAAAACTGAATTATTTTGCCAAACCGTCCATTTGTTGTTGTTGTCTGTCCACAACAACTCATTTCTTTTTAAATTTTCAGGAAGACGATCATTGGCGTCATCAATGTTGGTTTCTAATCTAGCAGATACAAATTTATAAACCAGTATCTGACTGCTGTCTCCAGCATCGTGAGTACCTTTGTTAGTATTTGTTAATGTTATTTTTCTTCCTACAATTTGAGAAATTTTGTAGAAACCGTTCAGACTAACAGTATTAGCAATGCCAATGATATCGCCCACTGCAAGATCTGTAAGTTTTGAAAAATCAAGTTGTACTGTTGTAGTAGTAGTTTCTATTACTTCAACGCTGTTGACTATTTTAGTATATCTATAAACGTTCCAATCTATGCCGTCAAACACTGTCCAAACATAGTCGCCTTCTTTCAAAGTCACAGACGAGTTTGCAGGCAACAATAAATCTGCCAACGAATCAATATTCAATGCCACATCATTATATCGCACATAGCCGGCATTTCTTAACAATTTCGAAGATGTTGTTAGTGTTGGCCAGAAATCATATGTAAAGTTTACTGGTTTTAAATATATGTCGTTGATATTTTGTCTAATTATAAAATCAACATTGTCAACTGATGTGTTACTAGTCAGTTCAAGGCCTTGTGGATTTGTTTTAAATTGTTCTTCATCTAAAGTAAATTCAATTTCTTCATAGGCGGCACTGCCACCGTATTGTCCTACACGAACTGCCCATTCTTCGTCAAGTGTTAAACTTTCTTGAGTAGTTGCACTTAAAACATCAAATAATTTATTGAATACATTTTCTGTACCCTTTTCAATAATCATGCCTTGATAAAATTTATATTGGCTGACATCGTCTTTGATTATGTTTTCAAGATAGGTACGCTTTTGATATCCAATAAGGTGTTGTGCAACCTTTTGCTGATTGGTATCAAAATTGTCAGTATTTAAATCGTAGAAATCATTAAACTGTTCGGCCTTGTAATCCCAGTTAGGCAATAGACCTTTTTGAGGCTTGTCTTCTAATATATTCCAATTGTCGTTGTCGAATTCTAAACTACCCGGAGTAAATTTCTTTGCTGCGTAGTAATATTGTTTATATTGTACAATGTCTCCTAGATAGTAATCAGTCCAAGATTTCCAAACTTCAACTTTGGCTTCGTCATATATAAATCCTGGAATGTTAAAACCACCATCCCAATTGTTGGAAAGATATCCCAACACTTTAATTCTTTCTTGTCTGTATCCAGGTTGTAGATCATAAATCACATCATTAAACTGTGTGATATTATCTAACAACAATACATGTTCTTTTTGTATGAGATAAAAAGATGCACCATATATTCCTTGCCCAGTATTTTTTGGCGATAATGAGTAGACATTGTCTTCTCTATTAGTGTTGATAAAGTCAGCAGACAATGGCTGGCCGTCACTTTGTAAAATAGAGTAAGGATAAAATATATCAAAAATATTGTTAATTTGTGCAAGTTCTGTTCGCAAGGAAATTTTCAATGCACTAGGACTCAAACACAATACTGTGCCAACAGTCCAATTCTGTGTTAACCAGAATGCAAACTCTTTAGCACTGGTTTCCCAGTTGGTTATTGTGTTAAGTGCAGAGTTGAAACTGTCAAAAATAAATCCTAATGTTTCTAAACGTTTACCGTAGCCGATTAGAAAATCTACAACATCTTGATACTCTGTAAATTTTGTTCCGTACGGTACTCTAGTAATAGAAGTTGCAAAAGACTTTTTAATCACAATGTCTCTGCCGCCAGAGATAGGCAAAGCACTCAGTCTAATAAACTTAGTTTGATCAAAACTGTCGGTACTGGTGTGTGAAACAGTGCATTTAAAAAATTGATTATTTTCTCTAACAATTGTTTGAATACGATAAACTTGGCCAGCTGACCAATTTAGAAACGATTCACTTATACCCCCGATATTCACTACTCGGCCAGCACCTTGAGGTTGATAATAATCAAAATACGGATCATCAAAATTATATCCGCGGACTTCAAATCCGTCAACAGACTTTTGTATTACTACACCGCTATAATTTATTTTTTGTATTGGCGAGTTAGTGTTTAAGAAAATATCATAATTTTCGTCAGGCACAAATACATTTGATGTACTAGACGGACTCTTGCTATCTAACAGTAACCTAAATTTTTCTTTACTAGTGAATCCACCTAACTTACTAGTTAATCCGCATGTGATATTTTTAAGATCATATTTGTAACCATTGTAAATTTCAACATTAACTCCTGTTTGCGAATCTACAATCCAATTGATAATTCCAGCAGTATATGTTCTATCAGTAGACTGCACAGTTGCCGGCAAAATTATGTCTTTAAATTTTATTCTTAAATTAGTGTCAGCATAAACAAATTGTCCTGTAAGATTTTTTACAGTACGTGATCTATCAAGATAAAGGCCTAATGTCTTATTAGGATACATCAACAATGCGGTTTGTATTACTGCAAATGCATAATAACTAGATCGTGACCATGCAGTTTCTGTAGGGGCGCTGTCTCCGAACACAAAATCATTGTTAGCGTCAACTTGAATAAATCCAAAAATTGAATTACTCAGCAAGGGGCTTGTCAAGTTTCCATCCTGATCAACTGGGATTCTTGACAACAACCCGGGTCTTACAAATTTTTCTCGAGTAACTACAGGTGTATTAGGTTCTCTAACATAGCCGTTTTGCAAATCTTCCCAAAGAATTAAGTTATCCGAAGTATACGGTCTTGGACCGTATACTGATTGCCACCAACTAGGTTCTATACTAAATCCTAAACATTCCCAAGGATGAGTATGAGGCCTATCAGTGTCTAATAGATATCTGTAAATTCCTCTCCAAAATCCAGGACTGTCTTCCCCGTTAGGCAATTTATTTTGATTGTAATTAAAAGTAAAAGGATCTAATCTATCAAAAAAATCATTTACGACAATATTATTATCTATTAATGATGCCCATCGATAAAAACTACCGCTCAAGATATCTAAAAATTCTTGACGAGAATATTCTGTTGCTCGAGAATACCCTGGAATAATATCATAGATATCTATGATTTCAGAATCATAGTTGACTTTTATATTATTGTAAATTCGTTTTTCTAATTCTAATATTAAATCATCTCGGTAATCATTAAATGCCAAAGTTATACTACCGTCGTGACCTTGTATTACTCGAGTAGATTCTAAATAGGTGTCATCATTATAAATTTCAGGAACAAATTTTGGATACAGTCCTAACTTAGACGGAGTAGATGGGATAAAACATCCGTCAGTAGAATCATATTCTGCAATGTCAATTGTATCACCTTCGGCTAAACTTATAAGAATGTTTACAAATCCCTGACTATTGAATTCATAATCTTTTGCAAAAATAAGTTGTTCGCCATTTAGATATACTAATACAGCATGATTCGACAGCGTCGACATATCAAAATTAAAAGACAAAGGATATGTTGAAATCTCAGAATCTAGTACAGTGAATTGATAATTCTGTAAACCGGTATGAGGCACCATATCACTGAGATAATATTTTTCAGTATTAGATTTTGATTTATTAATTTCATTTAATACTAAATCTACAAAGTCTCGAGGAGTAGTGTCAATGCCGAGATTTTCAGCAGTCATTAAAAAATTTCTTTTGAATTTGCCGTAATCATCTCCCGCAGTATCAATTGCATTTACGGCGTTCGATGTTCTACTGCCAATATGATACAAACTGTTAACCAAGGGGCCGCTGTGTTGAATGAACCGTGTGCCGTACTGTGCAATTGAACCTAAATCTCGTAAATTATTGTTTCCAGGAAATACTCCTTCAAAATTTGTAAGATTGTTGATAATGCTGTCAACATGATTATTAACTTGTCCCAATGTAAAAATGTTGACATTTTCATTCAATGGATTGTTTTGTAGACTAACTGGTAACTCATAATATCCGTTGATGTTTTTTGCTTGAGTAGCCAATGTTTTTATCACAATAACATCATTGAGATCAGCACTGACATTTAGTACAATGTATTTGAATTTGATACCATCTTCAATTACATATTGTGTATTTGATAATCTGATTCCATTTAGATATACACTGACTCTTAAATCTGCAAGATCATTTATATCATCATACACATCTATATTAAAATTATTTGTTTGGACTTGACCTTTATAAATTCTAATAACTCTTTGAAAATCGTCGTAGTAATTTGTTATCCATCCGTTAGTGTAAGTCTCAGTGTCATCTAACACAATTTTTAAATAATTTGTTGACACATCGACTGTTATTAATTCAGCGGCTTGTTTGTAAGAAAATTTATCTGTTGTATAATTAAAATTAAAAACCACATCTCCAATGTTGTTGATGTTTCTATATGTCAATGGAAATTTTAATACACTATCATCAATTCCTGTACCTCGTTGATAGGAAAAAACTTTTGTACCTACAAACGTACTGCCTTCGTATTTGTTAATGTCCGATATACCAACGTTATCGTTGTCATAAACATCAAATAATACATCTTGATTTATGCTGATTTTTTCTTGGCCTAATTTCCAAGTAGCACCGTCAAACCAATACATCTTGCCTTGATTGGTTCCTAGTTTAACCAATACTGTTTGATCCCGTTGAGGCTCTGTATCATCAACTTCGATTAATGTTATTTGTTTTTGACGACCTAATCCGAATTGTACTTCGATAAATTTTACTTGAAAAATTCTACCCACTACTCTAATGTCAGTGTCAGCAGTAACTAACAATCTGTGTCCGTCGGCTAAATTAACTCCGTCTACATTATATCCTAAACTGCCTTCGATAGTACTGAAAACATCAGTAGTAAACGTATCAATCAAGTCGATATTTTTTTTGGCGTTGGTTCCAAAATTATAAAGTTTAATTCCAGCCGCAAATTCAATAATTGGTCGCTTGGCTCTTGCGCTCTGATCTAACTCTGTTGTTATTCCGTTGATCGTAGATGTAATATCTATAATGCCTTTATGAAACCATCTGTTATAACGACTCCACGGATTTCTATCTGGGCTTGCTCGATTAACTGTAATATAGTCTTGATCTCCAGCAAATGCAGTAGCATCATCGAATGGTAATTCATCGAATGCTGTGTCATCAAACAACACTGATCTCTGCTCGCTGTAACCACTGACAATTTCTAAATCATCTGCAGACACTAAACGAATTTTATCACCAACTCCCTCAACATACCAATATCCTAAAGCATATTTCGATGGCGATACCTCGCCAACAAAGTTTACTTTCATGCCATTACTAAGCGGATATCCATTACCCATGGTATATGTTTTTTTGCCTATAATTTCTTCGTCAACATCAATTTCTGTATTCTCTTCTATATTTTGAATTTGTAATACGCCACCGACATTGACATCATCTTCGCTGACATAGAATAAAACATTAGGGGCATCTAGCGGAATTTCAAAAGTCAATATTCCAGACTCTACAGCAGTTGCTCCACTATCATCAACTGATATACCCGAAGTATATCGACTCAGTGTTCCACCTATTCTCTGAGTTTTGATACTAAATGCTTGGTTTGGCGCTGTAACATTAAATTTGTATGTTTGGCCTCTGTATAATTTTAATACTGGATTTCGAGTCAGTCCATCAGGATTAAAAATATAAGCAAAATTATCTCCCTCGTCTACTAAACTTACAGTGTATTCGCTTTGAATTGTTTTTTGTTGGCCGTAAACTGGGATAGCAGCAGGTCCGTAAGGCAACCAATAGTATTGTTGAAAATTTACAAACTTATCCCAATCTATCAATGGATTCCAACTGTAAAATTCTTGTTTGTTTAATCTACGATGATTATTTGTTATACCACCTTGCACACTAATATGGTTGATATGATCTAGATAATCTTTGTTAAACACAACATTATCTAGATCATCTTTGATGATAGCACTGGGTTCTAATTGATAATTTTGTCTGTCAGTAGTAGAAGTTTGAACAAAGATATCATCAGCAGTGGTGGCTTTGCTGTCTTGACGACCAATAAATCCGTTGACTTTTTTTACAGTGCCAGGCTGTAACAATTGTTCTAATGTAGCGTGAACAAATTTTTTGTTGCTGTCAGATCTATAAAAACGAGGCAGTAGGCTAGAAATTTTTCTTGAAGAAGGATCTATCGGAACTGGGTATTCGTTTTGACTGTTGTCGTATGCCATTGTTTACCTTTAAGAACTAGAAATTTGATTTTTGTTTGCAATTTTTTCGGTTGTCGTAATTGCACCGATGGCTTTTATTTTACTTGCTGTAATACTGGATACAATTTCGATATCATCAACTGTTGCTCCATTTACAAAAATTTCATCTTTTTCACATGTGATTTCAAACAAACTACCAAAATATAAATTGTCTGCTTTGGGCACAATGACGAAACTCACTATAAACGGTGAAAGTTCTGCTAATACAAATGTTGATAATTCCCCGAAATAAAATGTATTTCCAAAATCCCAATTTTCAATTGAGAAAAATTTTGTTATAGAATTTAATATTCGTGTTTTAACATCATTGTCACTGATAACTTGTTCTGTGTTTTTTACCACTTTGAATGTGGCCTGCAAATCTATTTTTGCAAGACTGCCAAACAATATTTTAAATTTCACAGGATGATAAATGATTTCGTCACTTATAGATTTAATTTTTCTTAATGTAGGATGAAGATCATTATATAAACTGTCACTGCTAGGAGGTAGCGGTTCTTCTTCGATTGAACCGTTGACATATTGTCTATATGCAGTGTCGTATTCTTTAGTTAAAATAAAAATATCAATAATGTTTGTAATTCCAGGATCAATTCTAGTTTCATAATCTGCATTATGAATATACTGGAATTTTAATCTATCTCGACCAACTAATACTTTGTATTGCAAACTTGGTATCAGCGTAGACGCAACTTTGTCTAATTTTTTTACTACATCAGTGTCAATAAAATAAAAATGTTGTGCTTCTACGTATTGAGAATAAGAAGAAATTGAGGTCTCTGACGGTAAAATTATAACTACAGGATTAGTTAAATCATTATAGATGTATCGATAATCTTCCTGACGATCACCGATAGTATATTTTTCTTGTATAATATATTTTCTCTGAAGGACTTCAAGATTTGTTTCTGTAACAGAAGGAGGATCAACAATATCATTAAAGATATCTGGATTATCTACAACACTGTCTTCGTCCGTATCGGTAAAAGTAATTTCAATTTTCTTAGTGTCAACGTATCCATCTAATCCACTGTATTCTTTGAGAATAGACCAATCTCTATCAAAAGTATAAGCAGAAGTCAATGGTGCGGGCGCAGTGTTTATACTTAAAACTTTTATCTTATCTTTGGCCACTGTGTTTGTTCTAGTGTCATAAATTTTATCACTGCTGTCGTAATAAAATCTAATTTGTTGATCACTCTCAAATATGTAACGAAGTTTTCTAGAATTAACTGTGTAAAATTCATCGTCTGGTGTGAACAAAATTAACCAACTAGAATCTAACTTTTGATTAGATCTGTCACCTGCTTTACCTAGACTAAACAGATTAGACACATTTAAATTTTGTTCAAAAACAATTTTCCAAGTTCTAGTTGTTCTGTCATATCTCAGACCAAATGGTCTATTATCAAACACTAGATCAATAATAGTTGTAATTGTGCTGCTTTCGATTGTATTTTTATATTTAGGAATAATTCTAGATAATCTAGCATCATTAGGAACAATGTCATTTAATATAATAGGACCAAAACCGGTAGACAAAGTGCCGGTGTTGTTGGCAGTGCCGTCACCGGTCACAGATACAACTTTAGTCCATAATACTGTAGATCCGTTAGATGGAATTCCGCTTGACGGAATTGTTTCTAATTTATTATTGGAAGATTTATTGAAATACTGACCAGTAGGCGCAGTAAATTTAACCAATGCTCCCGATTCAACATAAGTTAAATCAGTGCTGGTAAATTGTCCGGTTGCATACGGAATAGTGTCTACTATATTTCCAAAATATCCAGTGCTTTGATTAGTGTCTACTGTCTTAGAATACCATCTTGAAATAATAGTTGCAGATGTATCAATTTCGTAATTGGCATAGAAATAATTTTTTAAGTTATCATCTTTGATAACATTGAATAATTGATTATAAACTACAAACTCAATATCAGTTTTAGTCACATAAGAAAATCTAAAACTGTCAGAATACAATTCTTTATAAACTACGCCGTCATCAGAAAATAAATTTGTTTTACTGTATTTTCCTGTAGGATCCACTAGATCAAAATAACGACTTATTCCGCTGGAACTTCTATTAACTGCTTTGATCTTGAGAATTTCCTGACTCACTGCTAAAGGACTAATATTATAATCCTCTCCTGTGATCATTCTATTTTGAGTGTAATAACTGGCCGGCGCATTAGTTTTGATACTGTCATTAGTTTCTGTGGCGGCTGCATTGACCACAGTGGACAACAAACTCATGTTAATTGTTAATACTTCAATTTGACCTGTATTACTGACATAAGAAATATCCACACTTACTGAACGAATGTCTTTGGGATTAATAGTGTAGGAAAATCCATTGCTGGTTCTATAGTAGATTCTAAAAGTGCCTAATGGCAACGTGCCGAATACTCCGTCAGAAAAATTCAAACTTATTCTATCACCAACACGGGTAATGACACTATAGATGTTTCTTATATTTTTTTCTAAACTGTTGTAAATGGTGTTGTTGCCTTTGAAATCAGATACCGGAGCCCAGTACTGAGATTCTCTACCGTTGTTGTCTAATTTGTATAGCCATACATCTGTGTTGTTGATGTTGGCAGCATCTATGTCAACAATTTCATTTGACCCTGGTTGATCTAGTGTAAATGTGCCGGTATTAAGTTGGCCCTGTCTAAAGTGAAAGAAAAATCCAGTGTTACTTGACCCAGTGCCCTTGCCATCATCCTTGTAGATAAAAGCAGGTGTTACGCCCAATGCTGGTGGCTCTTCTTTCACCACGGAATTCAACGTGTCTATAACTGTGCTGGTAATTTCAAATTGCATGTTTCGGCCATCAACTGCTTTAGTAAACCCAAACACTGGCACATCGGTGCTGATGCCTTTAAATCTATACTGCTCTGTAGGAACTCCTACTATGGTGGCCTTGGCATCAGGTTTACCAAATTGTCTGTTGGGTTCCAATGCCGAATTAATTACTTTGATAAATTGCTCGTTCCAATTGGCGTTGGTGGGGTCATTCCATGCTACTGTGATGCCTGAAAGATTTCTGTTGTTAGAATCAATCACTGCTTCTGTAGTTTTTACGCTGGTAAATTTTAAAAATCCGTTGGCTGCTAAATTCCGCTTGGCATTGTAACTTAACAGTCTTGCTAATCTCAATACACTTTCGCGACGTTCTGCTAGTTCTAAAAAATTATCACGGGCATTTAAATCTACACGAAATGCTATGCTTTGTCCTAAAAACGCAATAAGATCTATCAACGCTAGGTATTCAGAACTTTCAACATAGTCATTAAAATCTTCAGGGTAGTTTTCTCTAATGTAAGATATCATTACTCTGCGAAGATTTTCAAAGTCGTAACTTTGGAAATCAGCATTTCTAAAAGTCTGATATATGCGTTTCCAGTCTTCAGCAACTAGTAATCGATTCTGACGATCGGTAGATGACATCGTTTATCCTTGTTCAGTATATTTATTTGTAAATTAAACTACGCATTTAACTTATTAGACCATTGTCTTGATCAAATTTAAATTGCAAACTTTCACTTATATTGAAATTTAAATATACCAATTCACATTCAATTTGTATCCCACTTTCGTATTGATTTACAATGATTTGGTCGGCCTTGATCCGAGGATCGTAATTTATAATATCTTCAACATTTTTTACAATGGCATTTCGAACTTCGGGAGTAAATGGTTCATACAATAGGTCCCAAATCACTGTGCCAAATGTTGGATTTTCTAACTTTTCGCCTTGGCGAATGTGAAAATGATTTACTATGTCTTGTTTGATCAATGCGAGATCATACAATCCAAAATTTTCAGTAGCATTACTAATTGTACTGAAACCTTTGTAAATTTTTGTGTTGGGAGTTTGTTGAGATTGACCTGGTCCCTTGACTGTGATTCTATTATATAATCTGTTGTTGATTGTCATATTTCGCTTGCTCCTGAAATTTTAGCAAATGTATCTGTTCCAGTAGTGTATTTTTTCCAATATTCAGACGTATCGGCGATTGACGAACTATTTCCCTCGTTCCTATCATCGATATCCCTATCAGTCTGATCAGGTTTAAATTTTACCGGGTCAAGATTTTCATGATGTGGCCAAGGCTCGTGTGTGGGTATTCTACGCATGATCGACTGCGTTAATTCACTGCCTTCTTCATCTGGTAAACTGTGAGTTTTTAATTCTTTTGGTAGTTCTGCTTCGCTGGCCTCACTTGCAGAGTCGGCGCCGCCAGGTGCTGCGGCAACTGCTGCCGTAACTGCTGTGGGTGCTGCTGGACCATTAAGATTAATTGTACCAGCACTAAGCACCAATGATGCTCCGCCAATGCTGGTTGCGCCACCACCGGTCCATCTACTGTCTCCGCCACTTTTAATATCTAGTGACCCGCCAGATGTGATTGCAGTGTTGCCGCCAGTATTAATATCTAAATTACCAGTAGTAGTAATTTTTCTGTTACCTACTACAGTATAATCAATATTACCTGTTCTTTTAATAACTTCACTTCCAAAAATGGTAGAATTTACAGTTGCGCCGCCGCCAGACCCACCGCCTACGTCCCAGTTGAGTCCTTGTTGAAAGTTCCAGTCTACTTGGCCTGTTACTTTATGTTTCCAGTTGGCATCGTACACCCAGTCTACATCGCTTTTTACATGATGTAGATAATTTGCATCAAACAAAATATTAACATCTTCTTTTACATGGTGAGTGTATGTTGTATCATATGTTATATCTACTGCTGCTTTAATATGAATTTTTTGATTAGCATCAACGATTAAAATTTGATCTCCAATAACATGTGTGTGCATTTCACCTGCAACTTTAGTATTAAAATTTCGTCCTGCCTCAAAATTAATATCTCTATCGGCATAGAAATTTAAATCTTGTTTAGTGTGCAAACTTACACTATCTTCAGCATAGATATCTATTTTGCCATCACTGGTCATTTCAATCCAACTGGTGCCACGAGCATTGCCAATATAAATTAAATCTTCTGTATTGTGTAGCAGTATTTGATGACCTGTACGTGTTCTAAATCTTAATAAATCATTGTGGGGTCTATAAACATCACCGTCAGTTTCATCTTGTTCAACTGCTGCGTATTCAGGAGGACCTTCTGACGGTGATGTCTTACGAAGAAATTTATCATCACCGTCGTCCATAACAAAACTTGAGCCGCCAACTCTGCTGATAAATGCTTCGTTAATAGCATGCTCAAATTTTCCAACTTTTCCACGTGGACCTTTTTTATCAATTGGGCCAGGAGTCGATATGCCAAACACAGCACTGGGAATTTCTCTTCTAGCACTGGATGTGGTAATACCTCTAATGTCATCCTCTAACAGGCCTTGTTCAAGATATCTGTCTTGCAAAAATGGATGAAAAGGTTTCAACAATCGTGTGGTATCTTTAGCACTGATATCGTTTGCTTTTTTATTATATTCAGCAACGGGAGTTCTTGATTTATCGCCGTCTACATTAAATGATGTAGCAGCATACCCCGGTACCATAAAGTTTACATTAGGATCTAACACACACCCAATCCAAAATCCTCTTCTAGGATCCCCGTCTATAAAGATTACTACAACTGTGTTGCCAATATCGGGCGGCACCATCCACATGCCGTATGATTTTTGTGTGCTGTTGTATTCGTTGTTTTCGTCCACATATGCCACACTGGTACTGCCAGCAAACGGACTTAGGTATTTGACCTGATGCACTTGGCCTTCTCTAGCATTTTGATTGCCAGACTCGTGTAACAGTTCCACTTCCAATGTGCCCATATAATAGGGATCAGTGATACTGACCACTCTGGCTAAAAAAGGTCCAGGACGAGAATCCGGTTTAGCGCCTTCTGCTAGTCTATCGTCATTACTCATTATCCGTTCCAATCGCCTAGTGCGGCATTGTTATTTGTTATTTCTTGGTCGCTTATAGTAGATTCCGAACCAACACTGTCTGCTTCAATATTAGCAATGGCCTGTTCATAATCAGGATCATCAGATTGCAGCGAAGTGTCGACTGGGGGACCAGCATCTTGGTTAACACCCAGCGCAACTTCTGGTGCATTTCTGTCTACCAATTCTTGATGTACTTGTCTAATAATTTCTAATGTCTGCGTAAATTTGCCACCAGAAAACCTGCTTTCTACAAACTTTATCTTATAAAGCCCACTGAAACTTTGTACCAACATAGAACTAGATTGTAAATTTTTGTAAACGTTGGTACCTTCTTGAATGTCTGTAGGTGTTCTAAAATTAACAACTATATAGATTTCAGTATTCTGATAATTCATACTGCCGTCACTGTTGATCATCCTATAATTTGTTTCAGGACTGGTATAATTTCCAATTCCGCTATCACCAAGAAAATAAGGATCTCCATGAATTTTCAAATCTGTATTCACTAGATCCTGTCCCAACACCAGTGCATCCATAAAATTTCTAGCTATTCGTGTGGAAATATCTTCTTGGCCGCCGCCACCTTTTTTATCTGTACCACTTTGATCAGCAGTATATGACACTTGTCTTGTTGTAGCATTGGCAATGTTATTAGCACCACTGTCAAATGTGGGCTCTTTGTCTACTTCTGTTGCATCTTGTCCTGTTTGTTGTTTAGTTTTAGTATCTTGAGATGATTTAAATCCGTCAGGGGCTACTGCTTTTCTAAAAGTAGCATCAAGATTAATTTGGAAATCAATTACTTCAGTATTCTTACCTGTGTAGATATAGTCATAAACTTTGATTGCTTCTTCTTTTAATTTCTTAGCACCTTTTGGTGCTGCACCGGGAGGTAACAGTATTGCCGAATTGACCTTGTATGCCACTACCCTGAACACTATCAATTTGGGAAGTCTGCCGGTTTTGCCTAAGTTTGCTGTGGTTTTCTTTTCGTATACTTGCGGATCAATACGCCACCACGGTATCATACCTGCATCATCAACCTGCCCGTCACGTAGAGCCTGTTTAGCGTAGTCACTCATTAACACCACTTGATTGATTACGTTGGTAATGTCAGTGCCTTGTAAAAATTTAAAATCGCTAGTGGTCACGTTGACTTCTAAATTTCCTCTTACGTAAACACCTTTTTCTTTATCGTAGATAGCATTGTCTTTGCCAAACGGACTGTCGCCTTGCCTCGCCGAAGTAAATCCCATGCTGGCTGATCCAACAGTGTTAACCGAACCTGTTTCTTGCACCTGAGTTTTGTTTAATTCTCCAGTGCTTCTTTTTAATTTTAATTTACTGTAGATGTCGTTGCTTCCAGCAGAGTTTTTAGGATTTTTTGTTGCAGCATTGATATCTTCAGCGGCTGATTGCAGGGGTGAAGACGGATCTTGTGGGAATAATATCACAATTTCATCTGGTTCACGATTGTCAGTTTTTGCTTGTTCTATGAGATAATCATTAATCACACGTTGTAAACTTTTTTCTCCAGTTTGCAACATTTCTTGAACTGTTTCTCCGCTGATGTTCGTATCACTTTGAATTACATGAAAACCTCTGTTAAATGCCTGTTGATTATGAGGATTGGCTACGATTTCATATTCTGTGCCTTTGGTAGTAACTCGGGCATTGATTGTAGCAAAAGTAAAAGGATATAATCTTCTTTCTAGAGGCAACGAAGCAGCCAATTGATCTTCTGTGTGCCCAGCAAAGTCAATGGTTAATAAAAATGGTGTGTTGCTTAAGTAAGTTGAATATCCTGCGTCTTCAGCAGCAACTTGTAATGCCTGCGCAAATAATCCCATACTGTAAGGTTCAATAACTTTAAATCGAAATGTCATATTGTTGGTATTGACAGCGTCTTTGCTGAATGAACATGTATGTGGTATGGTTAAATCATCCATAAAAAAATCATATTTTCCGAATGCCGTGTTGACTCGATTTTCTGGATTTATTGAGCCGCTGGCCAGCACCAACTGATTAAATCTTCCGGCGCGGTATGTAGAATCAGGAAAATTTATGCTTTGATTATCAAGACACGATATAGTAAAAATATAATTGTAACTGGCAAATTTACTTAGAATATTAGCAAATGGAGGTTTTTGAGAAATTGTGTTTTTTGTTTTTGCACCTTCAGCATTTTCATTGATATTACCAAGATTTACTTTTAACTCAGGAACAAAATTTCCCAAGGCACGCAATACTCCAGCACCACCTAGCAATTGTCCGGCTGCCGAGGCCAATTGATTACCTAGTTGTGGAACAATACTAGTTGGGTTGGCTATTGCTCCTGCAAGACTTTTTACAGCATTAACGCCTTGTACAATACTAGCACCGGTTAATACTGTTGAGACTGCCTTAGTTGCGGTGGTTGCACTTAATTTGTCAAGACCAAAATTAGACATATCAAATTCCCAATGTTGAAACTAATCCAGATTTTTTAGGGATAAAAATCTGAGTACCTGCAATAAAATCAAACACAGGATCTTGTATTATATCTAGATTTCGTTGTGCAAATACCCACCAAAGTTTGGATGTGCCATACAGATCAAACGACAACAGATCAGGTCTGTAGGTATATTGAGGTTCAATAGTGTAAAGATAATCATCTTGTTCTGCAGACACTGGTCTAATTTTTAATATGTCAAGATAGTCCTTGGCAATTCTAGTAGAAAACCAAGGACTGGTGTTAGTATAGATGCTGTTAACTGACATTAGATATATCCTGTTCCGTTAGATTTAACATAGTCACCGTTGACGAATTTTTGTAGACTAAATGTTCTAGCACTGTCTCTACTGTATATTGGTTGCAATGAAATTGACATTGAACTTTTTGTAGGTACATACGTTTTGCTGCCGCTTGTGCCACCACCAGCATTGGCCAATTGACGAGCAAAACTGTTGGCTACGCCCGAAATCCCTTGTATAACATTGTTTGCTTTGCTTAATGCTGCTCCGGCTCTTGGATTTATTGCTCCCAGTATGCCCACTGTAGCGTCAGCTAATCCAAATGCTGCACCAAATGTGTCCACGTTGGCTGCTTCTGACATGTCTGTGGCAATATAATCGCTGGCAGCATCAAGATCCACACTGACATTGGTAACCACTACTGGTATATTTTTAAAAACAAAATCACCATAGGCACTGAAATATAAAATTGGGGGCGGGTTACCTGCTAATGCATCTTGGCCGCTGAACATCTTAGTCACTGATCTTAAAAAATGCACCATAGATACCCAATATGCTGCTTGCACACTGTCTTCACAATAGAAAGGTGCAGTGATGTTAATTGAGTCTGCTTGACTGTTTACATAACTTTGAAATGCAAAATTTTGATGTATTGGTTTGGTCGCATCATAATTTGCACTGTTACTGATTCTTATAGTAGGTGTATACGGGAACACTGCGCCGCCTGCGGCTCGTAACGGTGCCAGTATCGGACTACTGGTGAAACTGTCTATACTAGGAATACTTAATCGCACACGCCAGTCCGTATCACTAAACGTAGCAGCAGCATTGTTTATTTTACCAGTAGGCTCACCTTTAGATGGAAGATTGATACTTCTAATTGAACTAATGATGCCGCCTACTGCTGCTAAATTATTAAGAGCGCCGCTGAGTCTGTTGGCTGCGCCGCCAATGGCTCCAAGATTGCCTGTGGCTAGGCCCGAAATAGATCCAATAGATCTAGCCGCGGTTGCCAGTGTGGCAGCGCCGGATCCGAATCTGTTACTGTCAAAAATAGATGCCATGTGTACTCCCAATATCATCATATTTAGTTGACAAAATTAACTGTATAGTTTAAAATAGCATAAGGAAAGATATAATGAAAATAAATTATTTGAACAATAAAGACATTTTAGAAGAGATACATCGCAGTAAAAATTCATTTAGTTCTTATACACAACCAGAATTTCATCAATACGATATTATTTTACCAACTGTAGAAAAGATCAATATTCGTACTGTTGCAGAGGCTAAACGTGCTAAAGCAAAACGATTAGGGGATGCTGAATATCATCGACGTAAAGCAGCCGGTGAAAAAGTCAAACAAGTAGACACAGAAGTCGATTATAAAAAAATAGCAAAGACTGATGTAATTTTTAGAATCATGACCTATGAGCATATTCCTGCAAATTCTACTAGAAAACGCAATCCAAAGAGTGAAGCAGATAAAAGAGATCGAGTAAATTTTCCGGCGTTCCAGCATTGGAAATTCGATGAAAATGATCAATTAATATGTGTGGGCAAAAGTCATTGGCAAGGCGCATTAGACACTGGGCATTTTAATAAAGATCACGGACAAATTACACCCACATTGGCACGTATGTTTTTGAAACTGTGTGAACGTTATGCCACTCGCGGCAATGTGCGTGGTTATACTTACAACGATGAAATGCGTGGACAGGCTATTTTGCAATTGACGCAGATCGGCCTACAGTTTGACGAATCAAAATCAAACAATCCGTTTGCCTATTACACTGCTGCCGTAACTAACAGTTTTGTTCGAGTTATTAATATTGAAAAACGTAATCAAAGTATTCGTGATGATATTTTAGAAATAAACGGAATGAATCCTAGTTATTCAAGAACTGGGGCCGGTGAACACGCTGCTGCTATCAAACGATTTGACGAAACAACCGATTGATCTCTGTTGGTCATTGTTGTATAATAGCAAAAAGGAATTTACATTGAGCAATCTTTTTAAAAAAGTAGCGTGTTTTACAGACATACATTTTGGTCTTAAAAGCAATTCATCAGTCCACAATCAAGATTGTGAGGACTTTGTTGATTGGTATATACAAAAAGCCAAGGAGCAAGGATGTGACACAGGTATTTTTATGGGCGATTGGCATCACAACCGCAATAGTCTTAATATTACAACTATGGACTACTCCCTTCGAGCACTGGAAAAACTCGGACAGGCTTTTGATCAGTTTTATTTCTTTCCTGGTAATCATGATCTTTACTATAAAGATAAGCGTGATATCCACTCTGTAGAATTTGGCAAATATATTCCTGGCATCACTGTGGTGCATAAACCTATGACTCAAGGCGATGTTACACTGTGTCCTTGGCTTGTTGGAGAAGAATGGCGACATATTGGCAAGAAGGGTGGCAAGTATATCTTTGGACATTTTGAATTGCCCAGTTTCTTTATGAACGCCATGGTGCAGATGCCGGATCATGGAGAAATAAATCTTGAAAGTTTTAAAGGTTATGAATTAGGGTTCAGTGGACATTTTCATAAACGTCAACAACAACGTAATATGATCTATATTGGCAATGCATTTCCTCACAACTATGCAGATGCATGGGACGACGAACGTGGTATGATGATATTAGAGTGGGGTGGACAACCAGAATATATCAATTGGCCTGACTGTCCTAAATTTAGAACTATCAAACTAAGTCAACTTATTGATCAAGCAGACAATTTGTTAAGCAGTAAGATGCATCTTCGAGTTACATTAGATATTGATATCAGTTACGAAGAAGCCAGTTTTATCAAAGAAAAATTTGTTAATGATTACGACATTAGAGAACTTACACTTATTCCAGAAAAGAAAGAAGTTGAGATGAACACTAGCATTGATGTTCAAAGTTTTGAAAGTGTTGATCAAATTGTTAGTAAACAATTGATAAACATAGAAAGTGATACTTTTGATACCAAAGTACTATTGAGTGTATATAATAATTTATGATTCGTATAAAAGATCTAACTGTAAAAAATTTCATGAGTGTGGGTAATCAGACTCAGGCTGTAAACTTTGATCGAGAACAACTGACATTGGTACTAGGTGAAAACTTAGATCAAGGCGGCGACGACAGCGGCAGTCGCAATGGAACTGGTAAAACTACCATTGTAAATGCATTAAGTTTTGCATTGTATGGTCAGGCACTAACTAATATCAAAAAAGATAATTTAATCAACAAAATCAACAACAAAAACATGTTGGTCACGTTGACATTTAACAAAGACGGTGTTGATTATCGTGTAGAGCGTGGGCGTAAACCCAACGTTATGAAATTTTTTGTTAATAATCAAGAGCAGGCATCTGAATCATCTGACGACAGTCAAGGCGACATGCGAGAAACTCAGAAAGATCTAGACGAATTGTTGGGTATGAGTCATACCATGTTTCGACATATACTGGCTTTAAACACATATACCGAACCGTTTCTGTCGATGAAAACCAACGAGCAGAGAGAAATTATCGAACAACTGTTAGGCATTACTCTACTCAGTGAGAAAGCAGAATCTCTTAAAGAACAAATACGCATTAGTAAAGACAGTATCTATCAAGAAAATGCTGATATCGAGGCTGCTAAAAAATCAAATGAAAAAATTCAGATCAGCATTACTGGTTTAGAAACCAGACAAAAAGCATGGTATAGTCAACAGAAAGACGATTGTGCAAAAATTATACAGAGTATTGCCGAACTGCAGAGTGTAGACATTGAAAAAGAATTAGAACAACATGCTAAACTTAAAGTTTATGATGAGCAGAGTGCTAAGATTAAGAGTCTTAACAAAGAAAAAGCCACATTAGAAACAGCAGTAGTTCAAGCAGATAAGTCTGTAAACAAATATTCTAAAGAAGTTGAACAGTTAAAGAATAAGACATGCCCGGCATGTGAACAAGAACTGCACACGCACAAGCATGAAGAAATGACTGCTGGTGCTGAAAAGAACTTGATCGATGCACAAACTTATCTTGATAAAGTCAGCAACGATTATGCTGCCGTTGTTTTAGAGTTAGAGACTATTGGTGATATCAATGGTAGACCTAAAATATACTATGATTCGTTAGAAGCGGCATTGAAACATCAAAATAATCTTGCAAGTTTAGAATCAGCACTGTCTAGTAGACAAGTTGAAGTAGATCCTTATCAAGAACAAATTGATGATTTGAAACATACTGCTATTCAAGAGATCAATTGGGATAATATCAATGCCATTACCACATTGAAAGATCATCAAGAGTTTCTTTTAAAGTTATTAACCAGTAAAGACAGTTTTATTCGTAAGAAGATCATTGATCAAAATCTTGCCTATCTAAACAATCGGTTAACTTATTATCTTGACAAGATGGGATTACCGCATCAAGTTAATTTTCAAAACGATCTCAGTGTAGAAATTACACAGTTGGGTCAAGATTTAGATTTTGACAACCTAAGTAGAGGCGAACGCAATCGTTTAATTTTAGGATTGTCATGGAGTTTCCGTGATGTATGGGAAAGTCTATATCAAAATATCAACTTGTTGTTCATTGACGAATTAATCGACAATGGTTTAGATTCTGCAGGTGTTGAAAGTGCATTGAGTGTTTTGAAAAAGATGGCTCGAGAGCGCAACAAAAATATCTATCTAATCAGCCACAAGGACGAATTGATA